GTGAACAGATCAGTCACAAGGATGTGGGACAAGTGGGAGTGAGATTCATGCAGTTCTGTGGCAAATATGAATTAAACAAATGTTCGGAATCGGCTGAAAGTTTTGGTCGATGGATGAATGAAACATATAAAGGAGTACTCAATGACATTAATAGCTAAACCTGTGATAGACAAACAGTTTTGGATCTTGCAAGATGGCAATCAAAAAGTTGGCAACATTGAAGCCTGCGATGGCGGATACCAAGTCAAGATTAACAACCAGATTTCACAATTCAAAACCATACGCATGGTTGCACAAAGAGTTAATATTGAATTTGTGTCAACACCTAAACTCTTAATTTCATCAGTATCTAAAAATTTAGTACATGGGTATCCGGCTGCCGGAAGAGTCAACAATCCCATGTGGGATGTCAAATTAAAATTACCAGTCTACACCAAGACAACCAAATCAAAGAGTTGGTTTGCAGCCGGGTGGTATCAGGTTAAAAAAGGTCGTAACTGGTTTGTGACACAAGATCCCAAACTGATTGTACTACAAAGATATTCTTACGCAGGACCATTCCACACACAAGAGGAAGCCAATGACCATTTACATACAAAAGTTTGTTGATAGACTTCGCGGCGCCGAAGCTCGTGGACTCAAGGACTTTGCAATAAGTATGCAAGACGCCAAAGATTTACATGCCGACATTACACGTTTATTGCTCCAGCTACAAAACTTACAAGAAATACAACAAAAGTCTGCACAAAACGAGCCAATACAAGTGGAAATCACCGGTGGCAAGTTCTAGTATTATATAGGTGTATTTTGGCATAAATAAACTTATGTCAAGACCCAAACCCACAGTACTGATTGAAGTCACAAACAAGAGTACCTACAAGACTGAGCAAGTGTTGGCTTCGGAAGGTGTATGGGCTGTGTTCTACGACGCCAAGCCCATTAATCTCAAAACATCCAATCTCCTGGTGCAGTATCCCGGGCCCAAATACAAAAAGGTTTCATTTAGCAACCCAGGCCATGCGAGAAACCTGGCCAAAAAACTCAACACACAATTCAAAACTGATCGGTTCACGGTGGTGTTGTTGACCTCAGGTGGCCAGGTATATCCGTGAAGTGCGAGATAAACTAAAACTCACCCAAGAGTTGGTAAAGCAAATGGACCCCGATCTGGGTGCCACAGTCAAACAAGCCATGCACACCTGGTGGTTCAACATAAGAAAAAACGGCGGCGTGAGATTGACTGGACCTGGTTATATGGTGTTTACAGAACAATTAGATCTGGCACGCTACGAGTGGCCAATACAGGATCCTCATCAATTCAATCAACATGTGATCCTGGCCTTGGATCGTAAAATGCAAATGCCTTACTACATTTTGGCCACCAAAGGCATACCTAAGAAAATTGTTTTTTTTGGCAGCCGTGAAGCTGTGATGGTTAACCTGTATGGAAATCTCAAACAATTTCTTGACAACTATCAGCCTTGATGCTATACTGTGAATCAGGGCCTTTAGCTTAATGGTAAAGCAATCGACTCATAATCGATGGAGTGAAAGTTCAATTCTTTCAAGGCCCACCAGATAAAATTATGAATATACTAGAACAGAACGATCAGCTTGGGTTTTATATGGTGGGCAACGAAAAACACTACATCAAACCTCGAGCATTAATTAGAGCCACAGAGACTGGACATTTCCCAGAATGGAATTTTAACAAGCAGACATTTGAAAACTATACATGGCACGTGGAGCCCGAGACCAATCTACTAGAGCTGTACCGCATTCGAGCACAACAAATACGAGAAAAATACGATTACGTTCGTCTTGAAGTGTCTGGTGGCGGCGACAGCAGTACTGTGGCATATAGTTTTATTAATAATGGTATACATCTTGATGAAGTGGTGTTTCGCTATCCTAAAACTGGTGAAAAAAATGTCACCAATGATCCATTCAATACCAAGCCAGAAAACACGCTGAGTGAATTTGAGTATGCTGCCAAACCCTTGTTGAATTGGATTGCTACTCACAGCCCGGCAACCAAGATTACCATGCATGATTACAGCCAGGACATGCTTGACTCCAACCACGATGAGAGCTGGATTTTTCGAACCAAAGATTATTTTCAGCCTGGGCATGCGTTCAAACACACTGTGGATGCTGTAGACTCTCACAAACACACGCTTGATCAGGGCTTACGAGTTTGTATGTTATGGGGCGTGGATAAACCCAAAGTTTGCATCAAGGATTCAAAGTGGTACTTGTATTTCATGGATGTGCAGGCCAACAACGCAAACCCCGAAGTGGGGCAGTGGAGTAATATTACCAATGAATATTTTTATTGGAGTCCTGAGTTACCAGAACTATTGGCCAAGCAGGCACACATGATTAAAAACTGGTTTGATCAGCCGCACAACAAGTATCTACAACATTTGGCTCGGTGGCCCAACTACAGTTTTGCACAGCGCACCACGTTTGAACATATTATCAAGCCTTTGATTTATCCTGATTATGATCCTACTACTTTTCAGACCAGCAAGCCTACCAATAGTTTTTATAATGAAATGGACCAGTGGTTCTACACCAATTTTCAAGACACTGATGCATTTAAGATCTGGCAGGCAGGACTGGCCCATTTGGTTAAAAATATTGACCCAAAATTCTTTAATAATGAAATGGGCAGGCCAGTGGGATTTGTAGGGTTTATTAGTCCATTTTACTATCTTGGTGATGCGGTATTTGCCGATACTGGTATTAATACTCACTATAAATTCTAGATTTAGGTCACTGTAATAAATAAATCTAGCAACGCCAACATTCTGTTGACGTCGGATTACAAAGACGCTTAAGGTACAACCTTTTTACCACTGTGTTACACGTGGAACGCCGCCCGTAAGCAGATTCTCTGCAAGCTCTAAAATTAAATTGGAGAACATTAAATGAAACAACGCACAATACGTTGGGTATTAGCCCACGAACCTTACGACTTGTTCTTACGTGCTGCTGAAAAATTTTCAGCAGAAGTAAGTGAAAAAACGCACGGTGAAATCACCATTGAAGTACTGGGTCTTACCGAGTACACAGAAAAATATCTCAGCGGTCAGCAGCTGGATCGTTACAAAATTAAAGATCTTGTAAATGATGGCACTATCGAAATGAGTCAAATGTACACAACCACTTTGGGTCTAACAGATCCGGACATGTTTGTACTAGACATGCCATTTTTGTTTAGAGATCACGAGCATGCTGCCCGTGTGCTTGACGGTGCTATTGGTCAACAACTTATGGATCAATTGGCCAGCAAGAGTGAAATCAAAGGATTGGCATTTACTTATTCTGGCGGATTCCGCGCAATCATTGGAAACCGTGTAATCGAAGCCGTGGAAGATCTTAAAGGGATGAAAGTTCGAGTTGCACACAGTCCTGTGGCCGAAGAGACCATGCGTGCGTTTGGCGCCGAGCCAGTGATGATTCAAATTGAAAACTTGGCAAAAGCACTAGGCGATCAAGTTGTTGATTGTGGCGAAAGCACATATCCGCGCATCTACAGCATGGGCCAAAATGAAACTGCCAGTGTGATCAACCATACCGAACACAGCCTGTTCTTGACCACTATCATTATGAACAAGGGGTTATGGAATGAGCTTACTGTAGAACAACAAAAAATCTTTGCCGAAGCGGCTGTCAGTGCAGCACACATTGAGCGGGCTGAAAGTTTAGAAGATATTGGCATCACTCGAGACCGTGCTGTCAAAGACGGTATTCAGGTCGTGGACCTTGATCCTAAAGTCCGCGCACAGTTGCAAGATGTTAGCACTGTGGTCTACCAAAAACTTGACAGCATGTTCACTTCTGGGCTAATTGACGCTATTCAACGCAGTTAATTTTGCCAAATCCACAAGCAAGACTAGACCTCTTGCTTGTTTTCTTTTATACTATACACATATGAAAAAAATACTCTTATCTCTACTTTTCTCCGCGGTTTCGACCATTGCCATGGCCAAAGAAACTGTGACCATTGTTTACTCATGGACTGCCGCTGATACCGCAGCCAATTTCCATAGAACCTTGGCCGATGAAGCCAACAAAATTCAAAACAAGTATCGTTTTGTGTTTGACGCCAAACCCGGTGCAGGCGGAAGCATTGCGGCTACCCATGTGGCCAACACACCCAACACCATTTTGGCCACTGCGTCGGCATTTTTTATTCGTCCAAATTTTTTCCCCAACGAAAGTCATGATCTTAGCGCATTCCGAGAACTCATGCCACAGTGCTCGGCACCGGCCTTGATCAGTAGCACCAAATACAAATCATGGTTGGAAGTTCCCACAGATCGTCCTACTACCATTGGTATTAGCGGTATGGGAACCACTACTCATTTGATAGCCACACAGGTTGCTAAAAAATATCCCAACATGACCGTGGTGCCGTTCAAAAGCACCAGCGAGGCTCTGGTCAGCGTGTTAGGAGGCAATACAGATTTTGCTGTTAACTTCATCGGTGATAGCATACAATATACCAAGGCCGATAGTCCAAAACGTGTGTACATGTTGGGCATCACTGGAGACAAATCTGTGGCTGGTGTAACACCTTTGGTCGCACAAGGATTTCCCAAGAGTTTGAACCGTATGAATGTGCCAGCACAATTGGTAGTACCCAAAAATGTTCCAGAGACCAAATTCAACGAATGGCGCGAAATTTTGGTAAAAGCTGGGCAAGCCCGTAGTGTTCAGGAATCATTTGCCAAGGACTATTGTGAAAGCATGAATCAGATGCCTACAGATCAGATCCAGGGTTACTATCATATGCAAGTAGTAGAATGGCAAAGACTCAGCACCGGAGTGAGTCTTAAGTAATAAATACTGACACTATGGAACAGCCACTCAAGCCCGTAGAAAGCTATTACTACTCTGAAGATGAGTGGAATCGGTTGGGCTGTGGCCCGTTACCAGCCGGGCGAAGCCGAGCCCAGCAGTTAGAAAATGTAGTAGCAAAAGGCAACCCCGAAATTGACGGCAAAAACATAAAAGGTTACAATTAACATGTTGATCCAGGCCTGCATAATTCTAGCATTTGTCATTGTCATTGCTGTTGTCATAATTGATAGAAAAAATTGGCAGGACACAGAATGAATCAAGACTACAGTTTTGCCATTGGTGTCATTATTGTAGCTGTTGTGTTTTTGTTGATTTTATAGTTTCCACGTTCTCAAAACGTGGTGGTGGGTCGGATCAGTAGTAAAAGGCAGTATCGAAGTATCGTCCAGTATAAATAACTGTATGAACGATACTTTTTATATCATTTACAAACTTACAAATGTTGTAAACAACAAGATTTATATCGGAGCTCATGTTACTAAAAATGTAAACGATGAGTACATGGGATCCGGACATGCGCTTAATAGAGCAAAAAAGAAATACGGCATCGAGCAATTTAAGAAAGAAATTCTTCATGTGTTTGATAATGAACAAGACATGTGGAAGAAAGAGTTTGAGATAGTTAACGAAGAATTTTGCAAGGATCCTACCAACTACAATATCAGAACAGGTGGGATTGGTGGGTGGAATCATTGGAATGGTAGTGTAGGTCATCGTGAAGCGTCTAAACGCGGTGGAAAAACAAGAGCTAAAGATCCTACTAATTTGTTTTATAATAAAGAGTTTCAAAAAAAATATGACTGGACACGATCTTCAGAACATATGAAAGCCATGGGGTCATTATCTAATACTCCAAATTCGATAACTAAGAAAAAAGAAACATTTAAAAAAATAAAACACAGCCAAGGTGAAAGAAATTCTCAGTTTGGTAGATATTGGATTTCAAATATACATACCAAAGAAGTAAAAAGAATTTCAATGAACGACGCAATACCAGCAGGCTGGGTGCGTGGTAAAAGAGGACATGTTGCTAAAAAACTTTGGGTAAATAACAATATAAAAGAACACTACATCTTGACAGAAAAAGAACAAGATTATATAATAAAAGGGTTTAGTAGAGGTAGACTTAAAAAAAGTATGCCTCAAAACAGAATTGTAGTTTAATGCCTTGACAGAAAGGTGTTGCGGACTCGGGGGCAGTGCCCGAATGGTCCACCATAAGAGCATACTGTGTTT